GGAAAGCTGCGATAGGTAATCCTTTAGTTGCAGCCATTATATCGGATACGGGATCAAGTTTCTGAGCCTGTTGTTTAGGTGGAAGTATCTCCTCTACATTAGGCATATTTGCAGAATTAAGAATGCTTCTATTTAAAGCTTCTAAATTGAACATACCAGGAGGCGAGTTCTGGGCAAGTTGAAGTGCCATTTGCGCCATCATCATCCTGTGTGCATTTGAAGGAATGTTGGGATCACTCACAGGTAAAACATCTACACGACCATCAAAGTCTTTCCTAAATATTTGCTGATTAGCATTAGGAATCTCATATGGATATTTAGAGGGAAGGTACTCATAATCTATTGAGGCCAACAATCTAAATTCATCTTTTTGAGATTTATGAAGTCTCTTATGGACTGCACTAAAGAACTTACTTGATGCTTCAAGTAGAGCCATTGTAGTACCAACAGGACCATAAGATGCATTATCAGAAATTACTTGTTCTGAACTATCAGCAAACTTTTGTCCTGCCGCTGCTACAAATGTGAGCATCTGGTAGAGAGTTGAGGAAGGCTCCTTATATGGCAAGGGAACAATAGCCTTTGAGAGATCAATACCAGTTGACTCAACTTCCTTAAATTCACCAGGAGCGATAGGATCATTGTCACCAACTACCCTTACACCCTTTGCTTTAAAACCTCCTGGTAAGTTCGCAAATTGACCTGCATCTACTAAGGCTCTCATAGCTGCCGTAGCAGTCATAGTGAGATTACCTAAGAAATGCATTAGGCCAAATCCATAGAAACCAAACCCTGGAACGAATCTGTAATGTGTAAAGTGTATTTTCTTTTCTCTATTCGGATCGTCTTGGTTGAAGTTTCTACGAATACTTAAAACTTGTTTAGACCTTTCTTCTATGGTTACAATATACGGAAGTGCTACACCATCAGGATCATCATATGGTGCAGGTAGATCAAGATAACAGTGTTGTTCTAAAAGAGTATATTGTGGATCATTATCACTAGAAGGAGAGAATCCTAGAATAGTATTCATCTTCTCTCCCATAGCACTCTGCTCTGGTTGACCTGCTTGTGGTAAATCTATCTCAGCATAGATACCAGCAGAGATGTCCCTTTTAAGATCATTAGGACTACGGTAGATGACATGAGTATACCTATCAGCCCTACGAAGATCACTAGCATAGTAAGACACGTAAAACTGATCAATAGGCACAAACTCTGATACAGGACGTTTAAGATTTGCATCATAGTATATCTTTTTAAAAGCTGATCCTATGAGGGGCAGATGGAATAACATCCGTTCAAACTCATCGAAGTATTCAGACATCTGCTCTGTTAATTGATAATTCATAAAGTCCTTGACACGATTAGCTTGCATCTCTTTATCAGGAGTTTGCTTACCTATGATCTGTGTCTTAACAGGTCCACTAGCAGGGAATAATTCCTGGGACGCCTTGGACTGGAATTTTACAGCGGATTCAATTAATAGGGGATGCACGGCTGTACATGCACCTTCAAATGGTTCTGTTGCATCTTGAAGTTTTAAACCAAGTAGATCAAAGCCACGTTCAAACATATCTTCCCATTCACCACGGGAGTCTTTGTCACTTTGATAATTATTATAAACTTGATCAGATATATCATCTAGTTCATCTTCATCTATCTCTTTAGATAGATCGTCATACCATTCTCCTAGACCGACAGCATCTTCTTCTGTTACTTCCTCTTCCATACCAAAGTCTACAGTTACTCCTCCATCATCATCTACTTCAATAGATGCAGAAGACTCTTCCTCTATTCCTATATCCATAGGAATAACATTAGACTTTAACATATCATAAGGATTTTTTTCAACAGCCATTAATATATTCCTCTCGCTTCAGGGTAAGGGTTACGTGCTACCATACCACCCCTATTAAATACTTTTGTTTTTCCTTGGGTATCTTTAAATGTAAAATTCTTCTTATATTCAGATAAAGTAGGTTTACGTGCTCCTTTTGCAAATACAAGAGGACCAACTTGTATTACTTCATCGGCTGCTTGTAGGGCTTGTCCTGTAGCTTTATCATAAAAATTACTTCCTCTATACGGGTTCATTCCTACCTGTATCCATTCTTCACCTGCTTCATCAAAAAACTTTCCATCCTTCTGTCGTTTAAATAAATTTTCCGCAAAAGAGATAGTATCACTATCAGGAGTTTCTGTCCAGTCTCCTTCCATTCTTGCAATAGTAGATTTATCTGTCTTACTCATATTAGATGGGTCGGCTCTCATTTGTTTAATTTCGTCTGGATTAGGTTTTCTTTTATTTGTAAGAAAAAATTCTTCTTTAGCTTGTTTCATTTTTTTAGAATCTGGCTTTAATTTTTCTTGTGCAATATCTATTGCTGTTCTAGGTTGACTTCCAAATTCTACATTTTTAAGTCTTGCAGTCTTTCCATAACCAATAGCTTTACCTTTCATACCCTCATGTATACTTACAATCCATGTATCATGGCGATTATATGCTGGTATATCCAATCTTGTTGCTACTCGTTGTCCCTTTAAACTTTTATTTAATCCTACAATACCAGACTTAACTTGACTTTTATTTAAGGCTCCAATCATATCTGAAAAGCTAGGAATTTTTTGAACACTATCTATCATTTCCATTGGTAACTTTTCTTTAATAATATTTCTTAATTTCTTTCCTGTAAGTTCGCCCTTATCAAATTGTTCTACAGCTTCTCTAACATCAACGTCTTGTGCTTGTCTTTGATCAAATTTATTTTCAGGAGAAGACTTCCATACTTTTTGGAACTCCTCTATTTTATCATCAGACTGTAATAAATTTTTAAGTCCCTTATTATCTACAGGCATAGCTTTAGGTGCTGCTTTGGGTGCAGCCTTCATAGCCATCTTTAATATTGTAGATAAACCTGCCATATATATCATCCTCCACTCTACACTATATATTATACACTTAAAAGTTCCAGTATGCAACTCTTTTTTTCGTAGGTGGTCCATCCTCCCAGTAAGGATCATCAGGATGCAGGAGGTTCCATGATTCCTTCATGTAGTGAATAGCCATTGTCATAGCATCTACTTGGTCATCGTGTGCTCCATTAGGAAAGGTAATTAACTCATCCACAAGTTCTTCTGACCACTTCCTCCCTTTAGGGAACCATACACGACCAGCTTCCATTGAGGGAGTAGCAGCGTATACTCTGGATACTTTATCCCTGTCAGGCATATACTCCAGTACAGGTAGACCACTCCTTCTCATATCCTGTATTAATGACTGACCACTAGCTTTCTTTTCTACAATACAAACATCAGGTTTATGTTCATCGTAAGACATCTGAGCCATACGTCTAAGTTCAGGATACTCATATCTCCCACGTATATTGCCTAAGAGTATAAGCTGTGCCTCTGCACTCTCCATACCGTCATGGGTTTGTTCAGGTGCATAGAAGATACCCCAGGTCTGGATTACACTGTAGTCAGCGGTAGTCTTGGTTGAGAAGGCTGTATCGTATGTTTGAATAATAAAGTCACAGCCTGGAGGTTCATCGTGAGGCCACCACTCAATCCATCTCTTTTTAATAAGACCCCCCTCTTCTGGTGTGGGGTTCTGCATATACAGAGACTCCCAATACTTTGTTCCATTGGTAGCCTTGATCTCTTCTTCATCTATCTTCAGTAGTTCATCTGGTTTCCATTCAGGAAAGTAAGATGATCCTACAGGTAGGTCTAAGAGTTCTGATGTATCCTCGTCTACCCATGCAGGTATCTTGATTACCTCCCAGGGTATCGTACCGTAGTCATGCATCTCCTGTTCCTGCTTTAGTAACCAACCACACAGATCATCGTGATGGTATCTGGTATTAATAATAACAATGGAACCGTTAGGCATGATACGAGTACGTAGACCAGACGGCCACCACTCCTTAACATATCGTCTACCTGCTGCACTGAAGGAATCCTCTTCAGACATAACATCATCTAGGATAGCTATGTGAGCACCCCGACCAGCAATCTGTGATCGTACACCAGCAGCGTAGTATGATCCCTTCTGATTAGTCTGCCACTTACCAGCAGCCCGAACATCCTGTCTTAAGCTAACACCACTAAAGATATTCTGAAAGTCTTCACTATTAACTATATCCCTAACTACTCTGCCAAAGTCAGAAGATAGCTGATCACTGTGGGAGACAGTCAATATCTCATGGTTAGGGTTCTGTCCTATATACCATGCAGGGAATAACTTGGAACAGATAACAGACTTAGAACTACGGGGAGGGAGGAAGACCATCAATCTCTTTAGTGTTCCGTCCTGTATCTCCTGTAGCTTATCTGAGATAACCTCAATATGTTTACCCATCTCCCAGTCAGACACCAGGGTAGGAGCAATCATCTTAACAAAAGATAGAAAGTTAGTATGAGCTTTAGACTGTTTATAAGTATTTAAGGAATCCCTTAAAGACAGTAAACCTTCTATCTGCTCATAGTCAATTGAAATGTTCTCGTTTAAACTCATTATACTTATGATCCTCTACAAATAATTCTCTCAGTTCACTAATAATATTAACCATAGTGGTTATGTAGTCTCTAATAGCTTCTCCTCTCCTGTCAGGCTGGAGAGCAGCTTGAGATACTGCAACACCTGTAGTTATATCTTTCATAATATAAGATAATACTTTACAGCATGACAAAGAATCCAGGTGTACGAAGTCTGCTAACTCTCCTTCTGGTAGATCAAGTATCTCCTCCATCTCTCTTATAGCATCTTCACTCATACTAGTCTCCTTATTATTTTGAACTTTATTATAATAACATACTTTTTAGGAGTTGCCAAGTAGAAAAATCTATGCTATAATGTCTATGTAGTCTAGGGGGTAATAGTATATCTATATCCTGCTTAAAATATCTGATACTTGCGGATTTAAAAAAATATAGACCCCTAGTTTTTTGGTAAATATATGTCACCCCCATATATATATTATACACCAGCCAGTGTTTTTTCTTCCCCCCGTCTTCATAGATAGCATCATATCTTTTTATTCTAGGATAACTATCTTTTATCCTTTAATATCAATCACTTAGCTATATCCTTCCCTTAAATACCTTCCCTTAATCACTATAGATCATTACAAATCTATTAAATGTTAGGGGAAGGGTGTTTATTTAGTATCTTTTATCCCGTTGGTAGACTATCCAGATAATACCTAACCTATTGAATTCATTGGTGTTTTATTATTGATTTGACACTATCTCATAATCATGTACTATCATCATTACGTCATGCGATCATATGATTGATGACGACATTACTTCACATTAATGAGGATATATACAATGCAAATCCATGTCGGTATGTTTTCTAAAGAGGCAATCCAAAAAAGAAATCAGATTGTTATTGACTATGCCTTAAGAAAGGCTCATACTGCTGATAGGTCAAAACAATCTAAACAAGTTATGGATCAACGGAAAATTAACTTAATCTTAAAGGGATTAGTCTAATATGTTGGATCAAACAACATTAAGACGCTATGCGATGCAAGTTATACGTATTGCAAACGTCTACCAGGTGGACTATGCTTTGGCAGGTACATTTTGGACAGGACGCCATGACGTTAAGCCTAGCGAGTATGATCGTATTATAGGCTTGGCAGAAAACTTAGACACTCAAATACGCAGATATGATGGTGGATATCTATACAGACCAGGAAAAGAGGGATTAGTCTAATGACCATTAAACAAATGATCGCCTTGGATAAGGCGGGACATTATAACAACGTCACCAGGAAAGGGTTGAAAGGTATCGTTGACCGTGGTATGTTTAACCGTGAATATGAAAACTGCGAATTCTGGAAAAAGAAACCAGCAACCAAGGCCGATGTAGCGATGGCCTGTCATAGAAGGGGAAACTAGAATGTTGTTTGTATGGGTTAAATATGATGATGAATATGAACCACATATGGTTTTTGGTGACGATGAAAAACAAGAGGCGAGATTTGAGATACGAGAGTTAAAAGATAAAGGGCATCAAGTTAAGTTTGAACATATCGGAAACGATGTTTCGGGCTTGTTGCCTGAAGGTTGGTGAGAGGTTCAAATGATTAACACGCAAACAATGTTTGATAGGTTCAACCTGATCAAATTACAGAACCATCCTGCTAATATTAATCAGGATCATTTGACAATCTCTGGAATGTTTGATACTGTTGAACAATTCCAAAACCTAGCGGAGAAAATGCAACGAAACATTCAGGAATGGAATGGAAAACGCACCAAACGATACGGCCCCTTAGAGGATATCTAAAATGAAAGCGATTATATCGGAGATCAAACATCTATATCTTTTAACAAAGTGTAGATTGAACATGGGATGCCCTTGTCACTATTGCATCTTTAAGAAAGGGTTTTACGAGAAAATGTTGAAAGGAAAAATCAAATGAAAACAGTTATTGAACAACGGTACTATCTCACTGGTGACAATGAAGGCGAAACAATTGAGCGAAATTACTTCATTGACAATGACGCAATAACGGAGGACTATTGGTACAACGTAGCGAAACGAAATGAAAGTCCACGGATT